CCTTCCGGCAAAAGCGATTGCAAAATGTCTTTCGGTTTTCCATCCACACCATAGCGAACATCTTGTTCAAAAATGTCAAAATGCTCAATCTTTGCGCCACCCGTAGCTGTGTGGTCATAGCCAATCGGCGGATTCAAGGTAATCGTAATTACGTCATCAATCTTGCGTTCAATCTTCCGCGTTGTAGTTTCAATCGAAGAAACATCACCTACCAAAGACCGTCCCAGCGGTTCCCAGGCCCAATCGTCTACGGTGTACTGAATCACCGGAATCTTTCCGTCCCAATCAAAGGTTGGCCCGTCATACATCGGTCGATCCAACCCTGTTGAGGTAATAATGAGCCGCAAGTTCGGATACACGCGGCAATCTTCCACAGTCGCCGGACGCATATACGGAAGTCCATTGCGCATTCCGCCAAAGATATCTTGGCCAACCGTAGGCACTTTATAAAACCAGCTTGTGTTCGGATCGCCCATCGGCAATTCGTAGCCCGTATTATTGATGCGCAGATCGCGCACAAAGGTATAACGGATTTCCGTATAGAGATTGCCGAAGTTTCTTCCCTCTTCTCCATAGCGATAGCGCTCGGCATAATCCATACGCCGGGCTTGCACGCGTGTCTTATAACTTCGCGGCCCCACAGTCTGCAAGTGACCCTGGAAAAGCGGAAAACGCCCATGCGCTTCTGCAATCGGCATGTAGTCGTATACAGTTACGGCATAGGCATCCTGCACATCGTTGCTTCTTGGCATCTGCACAGGAATTACATCCAAAAGTCCAAGCGCATCAAACACCATCTTGCGTTCGCCATAGCCGTATTCATCCGCGCGCACTTTCGGCCATAAATAGCCAATGCCCATCACTGCGGCATACTGCAAAACTTTTAAAATTTGGAACGGAAAATCAGATTCCAGATAAACGGCCTTTGATACTTTCGTCAGCATCTCCGCCATTTGTTTATAAGCCGAAATATCCGATCCAAAACCAGCAATTTCACGCACTTCCGCCAACGTTTCGCAGAATTTTCTGATGTCGTATTTCAGCTCGTTGGTAACCAGATTCGAACGCGATTTATCCCGGAAAATCGCATCAAAAACACGCAAATTTGTGCCTAGATTTTTGTAACAAGACTGCCCTTCAAGGAAGCCTTCTCCTTCCTCGATCTGCTCTTCAATCCAACCGATTCGTGCACTCGGCGTACTTTCAAATTTCGGTACTTGCCACGCAATAGTTTCCAGTTCCACGTGGTACCTATTTCTTTTTCATTGAAATCCTGAACTATGAGCGCATAGTAGGCGAAACTTGTTTTACCGTCTATGCCAATTTCTTTTCATCTCATTCCATAAATCCAATAAGTTCAGTTAGAACATAAACGTGTCCATTGAACGATTACATACATCAATGTCCATGCTCATAGCCCTCCGCATGAAGATAACTTTCGCGCTTCCATTTCCACTTAGCTTGCCGCTGATCATAAAGTTCAAGATGGCGCTGCAAAAACTCGCGATTCTTCCAGTCACGCGCTTTAGCAATCTGCGCATGGATGTGGCCACGCAAGTTGCGCACTAATTCAGCTTCGATATATTCGCGATTTTCGTCTTCCATCGCTTCGCGCTCGGCTTCCTGTTCGCGCATGCGTTGTGAAAGCCGCTCGGCATCGTGCGCGGTATTGCACACAATCTTTTCGTAGAAAGTTGGTGCCGGATATTCTTCAGGCAATCCCATCACAAGCTGACCATTCGTGGTATTCAGCCAAAAAACAATTTTGCGACTCAATTGCGCGTTCAATCGAATACTCCTACTGAAACCATGTTGAGTGAGCAAACTGCTTTGCTCAACGGAGGCATCTTTTCTTGCGGCAATGCATAACGTTTTTGTGACCGTTCAGCAAGAATGTCAAAGTCGTGCGCGGTAAAGAAGGATTGCGCCGCCGCTCGCACGCGATCATCGTGCTGACCGCTGCGATGCGTCATCTTGCTTTTGCCAGCCGCTTCATGTCGTTCCAAAGTTTTCAGTTCTTCAATCAGCCACTTCGATGCCGGTCGATACCAGCCGCCATTCACAGCTTCTGTAAAACGCGTCATCAAAATCGGCACGCTCCACACATTCGAGTACCATCCCTGCTTTTTCCCGGATTCATCCTTGATCTTTTTGCTGTCGTAGCGGCGTGGAATGTGATGCCAATGAAAGCCCATCAGCTTCAGCTGGTGCTGGCATGTATCGCCAGGTCGCGTAATCTGCTCCACACAAAATTTCACGCCTCGCGCATCGTGCGCATGCTGGCCATACCACGCGGCCATGCAAGCTGCAAAGCCCACTACTTGCGCAGAGTTGATGCGGTTCGATACCAGCTCGGCCACTTGATAGTCGTATTCATCCCCAAACCGATTGCGCGTCATCGATACGCAAGTACGGTCTTCATCCTCTTTGCCCAAACCATCCGCAGTATCAATACCGCAGCTATACGTGTAACCCTGTTTTGGTTCTTCATAAACCAGCAACTTATCAAAAGTTTCAGATTCCACGTCTTCGTCTACAGGCAAAAGCGGAACCAGAATCCAGTCAAAATATTGGCCTCTATCCGATTTCCAGTTCACGCGAATATGCGGTTTGTCATAATCGACAATCGTTTCATTGGGTTCAAAACCTTCATCGATGGAATCGCCCGTAATCGCATAAGCCTGCACCGGCTTTTTTCTTTCTTTAGAATCGCTGCGCACTTCATAAATGTGATCTTCAATCTCCTGGATCACATCAGGTTCAAACACGCTGTCATACAAGCCCGTCAAGGCTTCAAAATCATCCGCTGGCATCTGTGCCAGCCAGATTTTTTGACTATGGTTCTTGCAGGATTTGTCGTAGTTGAACTGCCAAAACCATTGCTGTTCGAGCGGCATTCGCCAGTTGGTGCCAACTACGCGAGATAAAAACGGCGTATTGCGAACAAACAATTCTGCGCGAGCTACATGTTTCCGTGTCGCTTCAAGACGCTTTTCATAAAAACGTTCTGGCACCGGAAATTGACTGATCCAATCCTTTTCCGGATACAGATCCGTTGCCATCGGCCAAGGAATGAACACCGGACAAAGATCATGCAACCCTTTCGGAAAGTCTTCTTTGGCCGCACGCCATGTTTCAGCCAACCATCCGGTATTGCCGCCACCCGTGCCTTCAAACACCATGAAGAGGTTTTTCGTGCTGTGCGTTGCACGCAGCAGTCCCTCTTCAATCACTTTTTTGGGCTTCGGAATGTCAGCAAGTTCCGATACATGAATGCAGGTCGGCGTCCAGCCTTGCGCGATGCCGGTTGCCTGCATACCCGATTGAATCGAAAGAACCGATCCATTATCGAAGGCACCCTTGGGCAAACGCCGTGGCACCAGCCACCAAGGGCAGCGATTGTAGGCAATATCCAGAATGCGGCCGATCAACTCAGACTTATCTGCCTGCACAGAAGCCATCACGGCCTGCGTGTGTGGAATAAACAGCATTCTGTGAAGGAATTTCAGAGCGGTTTTTGTGGTGATGCCAACCTGCCGCGCTTTCAAAATCAGCAAACGAATAGCAACTTGCCGTTCGTCAAAGTCTGCAATCACAGAATCGAAAATCTCCTGCGATTTGCGATTTCTGAATTTGAAGATCTCACCGCCTTCATTGCACACAAATCCATAGCGGCTTTCAAAATAGTCGCTATTTAAAGCGCAAAGAGCTTGCTCATTCTCAATCCAGCGCCAGATTTCCTTTTGTCGTTTCTGAGTGATCGCACGAACAAGCGTGATATAGGAAGAGCGGGAGTTTGTTTCAATTTTTACGAGAGAGTCGATGTAATGTTTAAATTCATCAACCTGATCAAGCGTATGAGGAGTAGGCATCCACCCCTCACGCGCGGCAAATTCATCCAAGTTACGGAGAATAATCTTTTCGGAGTACATCGCCCTCCGAGCTAGCCTTTGACAGCAGTCGTCTTGGCAGCTCTCTTACCGAGCTTGTTCACCCGCGGCGTCATCTTTTTCAGTTGCACCAGCGTGGTCTTGGTAACGCGCTTCGTTTTTGCCATGACTTCCTCCTTGGAACGGAATCTATTGCGATGGACTGGAAACAGAAATGGCTCAGGCCATCTCTGGTCCTGAGCCATTGCTTGTTCCCGTAGAGGGGGGCATGCGTCTCGGTAATTCTTTTTACATGTATTCCGAATCGAAGTACGTGTCAAGCCTAACTTATGCGGCAAAATGAACCATAAAAAATTCCTTTGATCACGTCATTCACAAAGTCCATATTTGCTTTCACACGCTGGGCGCGCAATTCCGTTAAAAATGTTGAACTGTCTGCCGCCACGATCTGTACGCGCCCATTCCACCACTTCATCCACATAGTTGTGGATCGTGAATTTTCCGCGTGCATCTATGCGTGGCAGGATGCCTGGAACGCAGGGAGCAAAGAACGTGAAACCTGTACGCTGTTCCCAACTTCTGATCTTGTCAATCATCTCCGGAAATCGGTCGGCCCAAAGACGCATATCCTCCTTGCCGCTGTTAATGCAAGGGGCACATCCGACGCGACCAAAACCAAGGGAATAAAGCGGATTGATGAGTTCGCCCGCTGCAAGCACATCGTCAAAGCACTGTTGCTTCGCCATTGCCGCAATAGGATGATTCACATAGCAATCAAAGTAATCATCCCACTCGCGCAATGGCGTGTCTTTGCGTGCTTCTGATTCTTCACGTCTCAAGCCCGTGTATCGTTCATAATCATCTTGAACGTTGTCGCGCACCCAACGCCGCTGAGGAACTAACTTCAACTTTTCAGTACAGAATTGCGCTTTGCGCGATGGAGTGCGCTTCTTAATCTCAATCATGGTCGGAAAGTCGAGCGGCGCATTCCCATCGAATCCTCGATGCTCTGCAAAGCCATCGGTCTCCCACATATCGCGCACAAGATTATCAACCGTAACCACTGGAAATACTTCACGACTATATTGCGCAATGAAAGCTGTGGTCAGCGGATGCTCATTGCCACCAGCGGGGGAGTTCAACAGGATGATATCTTCAGCAGCAAAACGCTCACGTACCCAAAGAGCTGTGCGTTGCGAATCGATTCCCCCGGAAAAGCCAACAATATGTTTCATTGTTGGTCTCCGTCTCCCAAGCGTTTCTGCCGGATTGGCACCAGCTTTTCCAGCATGGCGCTAGGCGATGGAAACAAATCGTCCAAGTCATCTTCACTGCCAAAAACTTCACTTGATTCAGATGATTCTTCTGATTTTTCTGCCGAGCTTCCAAACACCGCTTTACCGATGAAGGTTGGCCCCTTCGGAGACGGGAGCGCACCCACCATAATGTCGACTGCCGTGCGATCTTTTTCGCCGCTTGGCATTTTGGCAAATTCAATTCTCTTTTTCATCAAGCTTGGATGCGCGGTCAAAGCCAGAATTCTTGATGTATTGCCAAAAGAAAGCGTAATCGCATTCATGATTGCGCCGCACAAAGTTCGTCCATCCAGGTTGGCAGAAAGCGCAATCGCTTCCCATGGAACGCAGCGCCGATCCGTTTCCGGCATGGCATCGTACTTTTTCAAAAATGCTGCAATCACTTCGTCATGAACACAAAAGCGCATGGCGTCGAGTACCGAGCGCAATCCACCTTCTGCATGTTTGAACATCGAACTGAGCGCCGGCACCTTCGCTAGTTGTTCAGGCTTCACTTTCAGGCGTTTCAACGCTTCCGCTGTTCTCGTCATCCTTGTTTCCAGTTTTGGCACTGGTAGATTCAAGGAATTCTCTTTCGCGCGGGCCGACGTACTCTTTAATCGTGAGCCATTCTTCCGTGGTTTCGTCGCTTGCTCCATGCTGCTCACGGAGGATGTCTTCTTCGGTGGGGACGCGCGAGTAAACAGCTTCACGGACTTCTTTTCGTTCGGGCCACTGCTTGGCGAATTGTTTTTCTTGTGTGTCATGGATGCCAGTCAAAGCTCCTGCAATCTGTTCAAACGCTGTGACAAGTCGCTCTTCTTGTTCTTCAGTCATTGAATCTTCTCCTGAGGAACTTCGCCATAGCTCGGAAAAATATTGCCATCCACAATAGGCAAATCGATCGGATCAAGATCATCGAACGGCAATTCCGGCATCAGCCGCTGCGCCAGTTGGTAGGGCGTTTCCAAGGTTGGGTTCTTGCAGTTCTTGTGTTCTGTCTGATCCACCCACCACGGCCCTACCTTCACATGGCGATATTTGTGCGTCTTCAGAATCCGCTTGTGGCAGAGTCTGCAAGTGCGATGATGAACTTCTTCAAGGTTGAAGAGCCCGATCAATCTTTCAAACCAGGTTTGCTTTTTCTCTTTCATCCCACAAACCTACTTTTTTTCTGATGCAGGGAGTGCTGGCTTGACAGTAGGAGTGGGCTGCTTCGGTTGATCCGCTTCCACAATAAACGTCGTTGGATTGATGTGGAAGCCGGAATGCTCTGCGGCAAATTCCGAAAGCACCGCTTGTTCCTCTTGACTTGCATCCTGCCATTGTTTCTGCGCACTCTGTTTTGTTTGCTGACAGCTTTGCAACGCAATCCGAACAGTAGTGCTCAATTGCGGCACAGGTTTTGAATCAGGCACTGGTGCAGGCGGCTGTTGTGCAAAAGCCGCCAGCAACATGATTCCAAGAAACACCAAAATCACAAGAATCTTTTTCATTGCTTTTCCTGTTCATCCTCGTTATTCCAAACTGTCTGCGGCATTCTTTCTTGCATAGCGCCGCTTCTTGATTACTTCATGACCACTTTCATCCTTGCTCAGCGTCGGCACTTCTTGGCCGCTGCGCTCCCGCACAAGATTCAAACGCGGCTCCAGCGCAATCACAATCTCCGCATCCACGGTCTTCTCTGTGATCTGAGCACCTGACAAGTCTTGATTGGCAGGGCGATTTACAGCAATGTCCTGCTTGATCTCAACAATGTCCACCCCGTGCAGATTCAAATGCACATGCACGTTCCCGTCGTAGCCCGCTTGGTAACTGTCCGTCTCCCGCAAATTGCAATCAGCCCGGAGCTTTGCTTCCACCTGATCCAAAATGTCGTTGATGATCTCTTCGCC